ATATCAATATATCTACTATGCCCTGCATGTGTTCTATTAGTAACTTTTAATTTTTCTATGTTTGTGCTTTTTGCTAAAGGCAACACTTGATAATCTTGTGCTGACACCATTCTGTCTTGTGCATAAAAACTTTGTGGTGCTCTTTCTTTTATACCTGCTAATGTTTCTTCTGGCAATGCATTGTTGATTGCTACTTGCAATCTAGATGTAATTGTTAAGACATAACTTTCACCTCTTTGATTTACATAAGGCACAGTTGTTACGACATCGCCGACATCATCTGGTTGTATGCTGTATCTTTCATTTGCACTTACTCTATAAAATGCTCTGTAGTTTCCAACTGGAACATTTGCAAAGTTTCCATCTGCAAATTGTAATTCAATACCTTCTACTCCTACGTTTTGTATTGCATATAATAAAGGAGTGTTTTTTGCTAAAGTATTAAATTGTAAAGTTTGTCCAACTGTATTTGGAATTTTTTGCCACTTTGTCAAAACTACATTTTGGTCACTTACTTGTTGGAAATAAACGTCCGTTTCGTTTATATTTTCTGCACCAATAAGTTGTCTTCTATTTTCTACAGGATCTTCAAAATTAAATTCTGCAGAGTTAAGAGTACCTTGTTTGAACATTAAGAAAAATCCGTTATTGGTACTTGATAATCCTAAACCATCATTTCTATGAACAATACCAAAGTTATTAGTTGGATCAGGATGTTTTTCGTAAAAGTGACTGTTGTCTTCAAAGTCTGCATTTACAACTTCGAAGTCTCTACTAATACCGTTTATATTCTTTTTAAACTTGTAAACAAATGGCTGATTGATTGCAGTATTAATTTCATATAAATCGGTAATAATTTTATTAATTGAACCTGTTTTTACAGGTTTACTAAATCTGTTGACATTACCAAATGCACTATTCATTATTGTAATGAATTGTTCGTATGCATCTGGATTGTTAGCATCGTTCCATGTGATAGTTCTGTTTCCAATTTGTGTACTGGCACTATCTGTTAATGGTTCTGTTGTTGAAATACTTACTATTTTTAGCAAGCCACTAGCCGCAATATTTCTTTTTGGATTGTATCCTAATTGTCTTGCTAGTTTGAATACTGAGTCTCTTCTTTCTGCAGTTTCTAAAAAATTCTCTCTAGTATTAACATCCATCCTGAATGCAATACTTTGAGCCAAATATGCTAACAATTCTATGATAGCAATGAACTCTGAACTTTCAATGTAGTCGTTAAAGTTTTCTGGAAAGTTAGTCCTAATGTATTCAATCATTGCAGTACGAATTGTTTCAAAATCGTATGCTTGAAAGTTTACTTGGCTATATGCCTGATAGGCTACGTCCCAATCTTCTGCCGCGAATAAATTGTTCTGTCTGTTGCTCAATGCCATGTTTAAATCTCTTTGCTATCTTGTGTATATTCTATAAACAAGGTATCTTCATCTAAAAAAGGCTTTAATAATAATTGTACTTGAACTCTAATTGTGTGGTCTATTACTTGCGTAAATACACTTTCAATTTCAACTCTAGGATCTTTCAAACAGATACGTTGAACTTCTTCTCTTACTTCTTGTTCAACATAATCGTCTAAAGGATTCATTATTAAGTCATAAATTGATGTACCATAATTAGGACGCATTACACGTTCGCCTTTTCTGGTATATAACTCATTGAGTAGGTCAGTTTTTACAGCCTCACCATTTGTTAATGTGTATGGTGGTCTAATCCTGTCCTTTGTACTAAAGCCTTTGTAAATGTTTGCCATATCAATATTTATCTATGTCAGTTAAAACACGTTTTAATATAGCCAAAAAAAAGGTTGACTTTGGTAATGTTTTACTACATAATACTGAGAGCATAAGAAATTATGCATGTTTTTGTCATACATAGGAAAACAAATGAAAAACATTCTAGAAAAGTTTAACAACATTGTTGAACAGGCCCATAAAGCCAACAAACTTATTGCGGAAAACGGATATAAATGGACTACAGGATACGGTCCAAGATTCCGTAAAATGATGCACTACCGCAATAAAAGAGTGCATTCCATCGGTATTTTTGACTACCACACCAAGAAATATGTACTATTTGAAATGGTCAATATGGTTGGTCAGCCCAAAAACTCCATTCCATCAGAACTTTTAGACATGGAGAAACTTATCGTAGATGCAGAACTTACCTAATGTAGCATTCATTCATGGCTCGGGACAGAGCGGACACAGTTTTAATTACTTACAAATCTTTCTACCTGAACACAATTTAATAGAATTAGAATATCAAACACAGGAAGATCCAGAGAATATTCTTAAAAGATTTGAAATGAAAACTCATGCCAAATTTGGTGTTGAGCCATTTTTTATTATTTCTCATAGTTATGGTGGATTATTAGCATCATTGTTTGCTAGTAGAAATGATAAAATTCAAAACATAGTTACATTAAGTTCTCCTTGGAACGGAAGTAGAACTGCTGGTTGGCTCAGTATGGTTTTTAGACAAAGCAAATTGTTTATGAACATGAAGCCTAACAGTAATTTTATAAAATCTATACAAGAACTAAAATTAGATATCCCAATTTTGAATGTAGTAACAACTGGAGCAGAAGGTGGTTCAGGAAATGATTTAGCAGGTATGGGTGCCGCCAATGATGGATTACTTACTTTGTTGACTCAAAGGTCAGTACCTGAAGGATTTTCAAACTGCAAAACAATTGAAGTTCCTTTGAGCCACAACGAAGTACTCTTGTGTTATGACACGGTAAATATAATTAAACATCACACCTTTGGAGTTTTAAGTGAGTAACGTAAACACAACATTAAATAATACACTTGAAGAAGAACTTAGAGTAATGCTAGTACAAGCAAATAATAATTTGATAGCATTACAACAAGAAAATGATTTTTTGAGAGAATCAGTAAAAGAAGAACAAGACGGCAAATACAGAGCCTACGTTAGAGTTTCTGATTTAGAAAAAGAATTAAGATTATTAAAAGAAAAATTTAACTGTAAGGTCTAAGTCGTTTTGCTTGTCGATGTAAGTCTATTACATCAGAGGCTTTCCATTGCCACTCTTTTTGGGTTCCCAATATTTGTACAATTCTAGGCCACATCTTGTCTGAAGATTGAAACAAGTAACTCATTAATTGCCCTTTAGAAGCATAGTCGTATGAATCACCTCTGTCATAAAGGAACATTCTAGCAATGTTTTTCTTAGTGCTATTATTACTGCCATTCATTAAACTAATCACAGGATGAGTTCTAAATACAGTTGGTCCTAAGTGATGATGTAGCATAGTCATTCCTGCCATTTGTCCTAAAGACATTGGCTTTTTAACAACTCGCTGTACACCTATACCATGTTGAATTAAATCATTTGCTAATAAACGTTTACTAGCCTGTTTGCTTATACCATGTTTATTTCCGTTTACAGTGATAAAACTTTTCATTTTGTTATCTTTTAAAACATAAGCAGTATCATTGCTACCAAACTCTGGAAATACTGTGCTGGCTTTTTGCAGTCCATATTTACTTAAATCTTTTCCTGGTCCTTCATTAGCAATAATTTTTGATACTTCACTTGCACTAATAGGTTTTGCTCCGTTATCAGGATATAAAGTTGTGTCAGCCAATGGATCGAAGTTTTTTCCATCTCCAAACATAATACAACCTGCTTCTCTTTCTTCTTCTCCCAATATGTGTTTATATCCCATTACTGTAGCACCGCCCATATCTGGTGGTATATTATCAAAATCACCTGCAAATGATAATGGTACCTCATCTGCACTAAAGTGACATGATGTTGATATACCGTCTGTAAGTGCAGGAGAAATTTGTCCTTCGAATGCTTGTTTTAAATCACCCCCTGCCATTGTTTTACATTGCATATTTGGCATGGTTGCATAGTCTGGTGTCATTTGAAAAGCAGTTGTAGGAGTTTTAGGTGCACCTGTTGTTGGATCAAAATATTGCTTTCTAACATGCTCATCTAATTGACCTCCTTTAACACCATCAAATCCAGTGCCTAGTTCATATGTACCGTCATCATTGACAACACTATCAGGTCCTTCATAACCTGTACCAGACGTTGCTGGTGGATATCTTCTTCCTAAATCTCTGTCCACATCTTGTTGGTTTTGAGTGTATGGAGTAGGTACTGTCTTATCTTCTCTTAAATGATTAAACCAAGGTTCTCTGGTTGTTATCATTGTTGTTGTACTTGCAACATCTATTTTTTCTCCACGTTCATCTTTATAATTATTTGCTGGGTCTGATATATCAGCAGGTAATTCACCTGGATCTGATTTTCTAACACCTCCAGTTGGTATTGGATTTTTAGTTCCTGGGTTCTCATGGTCATAAGCAAATACAGGAATACTCATAGGTTCATCTTTAAAAATATTCACTGTCAGTGGTGTTATAGGACCAGGCACTACTCCTTGGCTTTGAGAGCCACCATCATTCAAATGTACTGTTGAACCTTTTACAAAACTTTGACCACCTGATACAATATGACCACTTCCTGATTGACTTGCAAAAAAGTCTCCACCTGATTGAATAGTTGTGCTACCAGTTGTTTTTGTCTTAATAGAACTTTCTCCAAACAAAGCAACTGTGGCAGGTGTTCTTGCTGTGATGTCACCTTCTCTAGTTTCTAATTTTATAGTATTGTTTGTTAATTGATTTATTGTTCCGCCTGATTGTATGAAAATATCTCCGCCTGTTTCTGCTCCTAATTTCAATGTGTCCACATTACTTCCAGCAGATTCTAATAGTCCAGCATTTATGTTTACTCTAACACCACCGTCTATATTAACTGTGTGGTCTGCTCTAATGTTTATATTTGACGTGGATCTCATGTTTAAGTCTTCGTCACTGAATACATTTATAGAACCGTCTTTAGATAATTCAACCCAAGCAGTACCAGGGCTATTAATAACATAAACAATTTCATTTGTATCATCTAATAGTAATTGAGCACCACCGGCTGTTCTTAATCTAATATGTCTTTGGTCTAAATGGTCATCCATTACAAAACTGTGACCACCTAATCTGTTTGTTCCGTCCATTGCACTTGTGTCAACATTTTTGTCCATAGGACCAGGTGTTAATATACCATAAACTTGTGAAGGGCTTTCTCTTCTAGCACCTGCAGTTGTTGTACCTCTTACTGTGTCTTTTATTAATCCTTGTTTTACTATTGGATATGTAATGTATGGATTAAGAGGTCTTTGAACATTTTTACCTTGACTTTTGTCATCGGAACTTCTATTTTTTTCTGCTACAGGTAGTGGAACATCTGTTCCAAATGTTGAGCCTGCAGGATTTCCTGGAACCATGTTTTGCATTTGATCCGGAAACATACATCCTATAATAATTGGATTTTTCTTTTTACCATCACCAAAAATAACTAACACAAAATTACCTGGGTCAGGTGGTACCATCCACATGCCATATGTTTTCATTGTGTCTTGATATTTTTCTTTTTGTGGTCCTACTTTTGCACTAGGTGTTGTGCCTGCAAATGGAGAACTCCAATAACAATTGAAATATCCTCTAGGATCATTTCTATCTTTTGATAACATTGGAATATAAACAGGAATACGTCCACTGTGGCTTTCATCTTTAGGTGTAACAATTACTTCACCTATGTAGATACCCATATCCAAGTCGGCATCTGCTCGTAACTTTTCTACAGGATTTTTCCTACTGGTTCTATATTCGTCTGCTTTATAACCCATCTTAGTTGTCCGTTATGTCTATCTTAGATAAACTTAGTGCTGTAACTTTTGGTGCTTTTGCTAATTCAACATCAAACAATCCACCACTAAAGTTGGCTGTTACTGCCATAATTGTATATACTCCACTTATAAAAAATGCAGTACCTTGTCTACTCATGTACCCTGTGTTATTATCTTCGTCATCAACATCTGGGTCTCTGACTCTGGGTGTTTGCATGGTGAACAAAAAGTAATTATCGCCTCCGCCATAATTTATGTACTTGTCTTGAGTAGGCTCATTGTGTTCTTCAGCCGCCTCATTATTTTTCGGATTTGTATGTGCTCTTGCTTCTTGATATGTCATAGGCTTACCTAAATACCAAGGGTCTCCTCTGACTTTTAGATTTAAGTCTACTAAAATACTTGCATCGTTTACATTATTATACATATATCCAAATAACGTTGCACTAGCGGTGCCGTCGTTAGTCTGACCACCCGTTGCAACAACGTGTGTTCCGTAATTGTATTTTGACCTGGGAGACGTATCTATGTCTTTTACTTTTGCTCTTGCTGAACTTTTAAGTAATGCTAATGCCTGTCCTCCAGCAAGTTCACCTATTACTGTGGTAGAGCCACCATAATCTTCTAATAAGTCTGCACTATACAAATAACCACTTGCTTCTGGTTTATAAGGTTGTGCTTGTGGATTAGCAGGAGGTAAATCTACTGGAAAATCTGCTTGTCCTTGTGCTGTTTTTCTATAACCTAAAGGATCTTTACCATTATTGTTTACATATAAAATTGTTTCTGCTAGGTTTTGTCTTTTTGCATCTTCGTTCATCAAATCTTTAAACTCATCATCTGACAATGACAATTCTTGTTTGACTCTTTGTTGGAAATCTTTATTATCTTTTAATTCACTTAATACACCTGCAGGGTCTGTTTGCTTTGCTTTTACTTCTGCATCTCTATTTTTTCCATCAAAGTCAGGTGCACCATCGGTATTCATTGTTGGACTATTTGCATTAGTTGACATGTCTCCCATGTAACCACCACCTGGTGCGGCTAGTAATAATTGACCAGCATTGTATGATATGTCTGCACTCAATATTTGGTCATTAAGTCCTGTGTAAAGATAATGATATGCTTTTTTGATATTCATTTCTTTAACACGTTTGGTTGTTTGTCTATCACTTAAATTATTTTCTGCTTGTGATATTTCATGATTA